AATCTTTAATGTGCAACCTTCGCATCCACTTGGGTTTAATTTTTTGAATGTCTCACATGTGTAAGGCCCCTTTGTTTCGTTGGCCTTCCTCTCAGTAGTTGTTGCAGAATAATCGGGATGCTTGTGCGATATGATATGGATTGCTTTATCCCTATCTATACACTGGTGTGCAATACTTAATCCTGCTCTCCACAATGGCTCGTCAATGTCATGCTGGTTATCGTAAATGCCAACAATCTGTTTACATCCTGTGCCTTCAATAGACTTAATAAGAATAGTTTTAAACCTAGATTGGCTCGCACCCATCAACGCCAACGTCACTGCGTCCATTGGTCGTTTAAACTCGGCTTTTTGCAATACAGCCAACGCATCTTCGGATGCAGGTAAAATATCTTTGATGTTGCTTATGGTTGGCGCAACGTGTAGCACCTCAACCAAAATTGGGTTGGTTGGATCTTTTAAATGGTAAGTCTCAGGCACTCTAAGCACACGTGCCGCTTCGCCTGTGACTGCTGGGTCAACATTAAACTTATGTTCTACACATAATTCTTTCAATCTTTCAGCATGGGGCTTCCATTCTTTTCTTGGCATGGCTTCATCAAGCACCCAGTATATGTGCGCACCAAGTCCTGACTTCACAATTGTAGGTCGTGGCAGTTTTGTTTTCTTGCAAAAATCTTTTAGGGCAACAAGCCCTTCACTCAATTCTGCGTAAGGCTTTCCAGGCCCGCAATCAAGATCAATGAAAAACGACTTTAGAGATATTGCGTTGTTTGTGGTGCGTCCGTTCTTTGGGTCACCATATTTAGCTAAAGCAAAGAAAGAATTAAAGTTATACTCAACAAAGTAATTTGCTTTGTAACTTAACTCTTCAATACTATCTACAAACTTCTGATCAACTATATCTTTTTCATTAACTGTTGCGATCCCGAAAGCGCAGTAATACTCATCAGCTTGTAATGGGGGGAGCACAAGCCTGAGAAACTCGTTTCTCGAAATCATATCCGTCCTTGGTTCGTCTTTTAAATGAGTTGGGCAGGGATGAGACGGAGCACCCTTTTCGGTAGCTAGCCTAGCCCCCTCAAACTGTTACGCTAATTTTGTTATTAGCTTCTGCATTTTCTCAGAGTGTTTACCCGATACAACTACCTGCCCACGAAACCATGAGTAGATAGTTACACGGCTCACTCCAAAGAAATCTGCAACGTCTGTGACTGGGATGTCTCGTTCAATGCAAATTTTACCCAGTTTTACACCAAGCAAATTTTGATTGGCTTCCTTAACTTCCTGCACTGTCAGAAGTGAGTACCCTTTAGGCATGATTAGTCATCCCACTCTTCAAGAATTTTTGACAAGTCTTTCTTGGGTGCTGGCTCTTCTTCTTTCTTAGCAGAGCGTTTAACTGGCTCAACGTCTTCTACTTTAGCTTCAACCTTGGGTGCTTCTTTAACCTTTGGCGCTTCCGCAGGTGCTTCCAATTTAGGTAACTTAATACCATCAGCCTCGGCAACAGTCATTGTAATAGCGTTTTTAGCCTCTAATGTTTTGCCTTGCTCAATCACAATCTGATGCTCGTTTGTCTCAAGCACACGAACAGGTTTAAATGTAATGACAGGCGTTGCACTATTAGTATCAAAACGCATCTCAGTTGCTACGGCCGTGACTGGTATACCTTTACTGCCTAACATCTTTGCGTATGTTTGCAGAGGCCACTTTCCTGGCTCACCTGCTCCGAATATAGATTTAGATGGTAATGTAAGTTGCATGACATCACCCTTGATATCATTAGCCAACACAACTGCAATACGTTGACTGAATCTGCAAGCACGGCTATCACCTTGGCCTGAACCTTTGACGTTTTGATCGCAGTCTATGCAACGCTTAGCTTGTGGGATAGAAGACTTTGCATCAGGCACTTCACCATCAGCAGACCAACAATCAGGTGCGGCAGGCTCACTACCTTCTGAATAACTCTTCAAGTAAAAAGTCCTTGATACTTTTGGTGCGGCGGCAACGATGACAACATTCATTGAACGATCTTCGTTCTTAGAAATTTCTTTGCCATTTGCCATGAGTCTCCACACACCACCTTTGATGGAGATGCGTTTCATACCCATACCACTACTGCCACCCATCAGGGCTTTGGTAGTCTCGTCTAACTCAATCTCTTTTAAATAGTTTGGTAGTCCCAAATCTAACATGATGTCGTTGCTCATTTATAACTCCTAGCGTTTGATAATTACGATGGTTTGTGTTGTGTCCGCATTTAGACCCGGCGGAAGCACTTCGGGGTTTTCAGTAAGAAATTGTGCCATGTTCGAATTATTGATACGTTGTTGCATCAACGAAAAAGCATCATTCTCTTTAATGAATTTGAAGAAAGATTCCCAATCGCTAGTCCAGTAGTTCTTGGTTACTCTTTTAGATATAGTGCCGTAAGCAGTGCGCATTGTGGTAACGCCTTGCTCTTTGCATAGCTCAAGTAATTCTTTGGCTATGATATCTTGTTTTTCTTTTAGTTCAGTTACTTCCTTTTCTAATTCTCTTCGCTTGTCTCTGATCTTCGTATAGATTTTTGCTAATCTTTCTGCGGTTGCGTCTTCGGTTACATCAGTCATGTTGCACTCCTTTTTGTTTGTCTCTCAAATATATAGGCATTACTTTACTTTGTCAAGTGTCTGTTAAAATATTTTTATACAAATCAATCAACCTAGTATGAATGTCTACTTTTTCTGATAACATTTTGTAAACTTTTTTCTCAACGGGACTTCCCTCTAGGTGAACGACAGTACATGGGTTACGTTGCCCAGCCCTATGCACACGTGCATTAGCTTGTAGGTAAGTCTCTATTGATGTGATAGGCCCCCACCATACAACAACATTTGCGGCGTGCAGTGTAACTCCATGAGCAGCAGCTTGTGGTTGAATGACTAGAACTTGTGGATTCTTTTCTGTTTGGAACTTGGCAAATATTTCTGTTCGTTTAGTTGCTGATACACCTCCATGAATTGTTTCGTTAGGGATTTGATTCTTAGTTAATTCTTCTGCGATGATTGATATGGCATGTTTGAATGGCGCAAATATAATTACTTTGTGGCTTGCTTCTTCGATGACTTCGAGTAACGCACTCATACGATTCTTTGCATCAAACGCAATTGTTTCACCGCTATCGCTATATACTGCCCCGCATGATAGTTGCAATAATTTATTTAGATTAGCCGCCGCATTTACTGTGGTTATCTCCTCACCCGCCGCAACTGTGGTCATCTGTTTGCGTATGGCCTCATAGTACTTCATTTGTTGTGCAGTCAAAGGCACATGTCTAGTCACATAGGTCATTTCTGGTAAGTCTAAGCATTCGTCTTTTGTAAAACGTATTGCTGGTTGTAGCACATCATGAAGTATTTTCTCTGATGTAGGCTTGGGTATCCATTTAAATGTAGTTATCTTCATCATGACCATATCCCTAAATGCACCATAGAATTTAGGTACACCCGATGGATTAATAATCTTTGCCAACCCATACGCATCAGTAGGCGACTGAGATGCAGGAGTTCCTGTCAACATCCATACCCATGTATCGGGTTTGATGATTGAGTTAAGAACTTTAAATCTTTTTGTGCTTACATTCTTATAGGCGTTAGCCTCATCAATTACAATCAAATCAAATTGTTGGTTTATGATTTCGTCTTTAATAATCTCCAATCCATCATAATTGCATATCACAAATTCAGCTTGACTGCGCACTGCTTCGATGCGCTTTTCTTTTGAGTAACTGTGGGCTATGGCGCATGTGCGATGCATGGCAAACTTAAAGAGGTCAGCCTCCCACGCAGACTGCATGATGGATAGTGGGCACAACACAAGCACCCTATTGATGATGCCTTTGTTCATCAAGTAGTCTACCGCCCATATCACAGACGATGTTTTACCTGTGCCTTGTTCGTTAAAACAAAATGCACGGCGGTGCAACGTAAGGAACGATGCTGTGGTCTTTTGATGGTCAAACGGCTTATATAGCCCTGTCCACTGGTAGTCCATTTCAATGGGCGATGGAACATTCTTGATACGCATGTTTTTTAATACTTGCGCCTCTTCCAACCCCCACTTCACTAGCACTTCGTTTTGCCCAACCATTTTGGATTTTGGTATCACCGCAGTTATGCGGTTAGGGTCACGTACTTTAATCAATAACGCTTTGTTGTCAATAATTTGCACTTTATTTTCTTTTCATCTTGCGTTCTTTAACGCTAATCTCCGACACTAGATTGCCTTTTGAGTCACGCTTGAATGAACGATTACCAAACTCGCTTTGCACAAATGCACCTTGCTTGTTGCTACCGCCCTTATCCAATGCAACCTTATGAGCAACATCTTTTTTGTCACCCTTTTTGACTTTACCTTCTTTTAAAAACTTGTACCGCAATCTATTGCGTTCTTCACGATGCTTAACTTGTTCTGGTGTGTCTTCGTATTGAGCTGCCTGAGCATACTTACGACCTGTCTTTTTAGTTGTTCCCATGATTACCTCGTTAGGGTTTAATGATATTTACTATTTTCTCAGCTTCCAAGATCAATTGCAACATCTGCGAAAAGTCGCTATGCTCAATAGCACCTCTAACTTTAACTTTTATGGCATCACATTCACCATGTTGCCAAACCATGTCCCATTTTTCAGTAACTTCGTTTCTATGTAAAGTACCAACTTCAACATGAATAGTATTGCCCGATTCATTACGAATTTCAAAAATCATTTCGTTTTGGTTACCACCATTTCGGTCGTTGGTGTATCGCAAATCGTGAAATATACCTGCACCTTCAATGCCCGAGTCACTTAGTTTTACATCAATCATTTGTAGTACCCCTTGCCGTTATGTGCACAATCTTTAACTGGACACCAACCTTTGCACGTAAAGTTGGGTCTTGGATTCCATACATTAAATTCAATTGCTTTTTCTAACCTGTTTGTGTCCACAATCCAATTTTGCCAGTAAATACCTGAGTCATTTACATCGTAATCAGCTTTTACAAAGTCATTCGCAATGACGAACAGCAACCCCGCCTTAATCTTTTTGACCTGTGGGTAGTGTTTGAACACGGCAAGGGACATGATCTCCAACTGCTTTGTGTCCGCATACTTGCTTGTACGCCCAGTCTTGTAGTCCACTACAAAAGCACGATCATCTTGCAAGGTAATCAAGTCCACAATACCACGCCACCAAACATCTTTTGAGAAGAAGCTACATGGCTCCAGGCTGCGAGTCAATCCTAGCTTATTCTCACAAAGATGTTGTCCTGTCCTCTTACGGAGTAGCTCAAGAAGCTCACGTGTAAATTCAAAGCGTTGTGGCAACGGCTTGCCATCCCTGATGAACTCTTCAGCCGCCGTATGAAACTCAGTCCCATAGTTCTTCTGATCGCTTTCAGGATCAACCACATCTTTCTTTACACGCAAGCGGTAGTACTTTTGCGGGCATTGCTTATACAAGTCAAGGCTCGAATACGACCACGTGTACTTAATCTTTTGCTCTTCGCTCATATTTTCTTTTTGATGTTATAGATGCAATGCCATCATCCAAGTTCTTACGATAATCCATCATTGCATCTGCTAGGTCATAAGCGGTTTGCACAGTATTAGGGCGTTGCCCTTCGTGGGAGATTAGTCCACACATTGCAAACATCGCCATTAAATTTCTCATGTTTTCATCATTTTCATCCATTCTTATTCTTTCTGTTTTTACTCATGCGTTCTACCTTTTGTTGGCGCATTTTCTCGTCAATACAAATTTCTTGTGTAGTGAATCTATGTTCATTAGCACACTCCCTTCTACGCACTGGTGTCTTAGTGTACTTTACAATACTCCACGCACCACATTTGGGGCAATTCATTTCTTCTCCGATAGTGCACGCTCAAGGCGTTTCATCAACACGGCTATGTCTTCTTCCATCTTAGCGCAGTTGGGGCATTTTGTTGTATGATCTTTCCATCTTGGTTCTTTGTTCGATGCATTTAGAAACATCCTGTGTTGGCTAGCTTTTGCTATGCGTTCAAACTCTTCGTCTTCTTCAGTCATGTGTTGCGCTCCTTCAGCTTGGCTTCAATTCTTTTGTAAATGTGCCACGGCAGAAATTGATCGGGCGTTATGGCAAAACACTCTTTAACTTCTTCTTCCGTCAGTCCTACCCATTCTTTCTTACAAAATCCTCCATAGTTGGAACACATTTCTGAATGCCACTTGGATTTGTTTACACGTTGTGTCTCTTTGCACTTGGATGCAATGCGCTCAAACTCTTCGTCTTCTTCAGTCATGTGTTGCGCTCCTTTAAGTTATTTTCTGCCCATCTTGCGCCATGAATAAAATCAAAGTTATGTGTTCTTTCATCTTTCATATCCTCATTAGTCAGTCCTACCCATTCACGATAATCGGGGTCAGGAAAAGGGCTTTGTTTGTTGCATAACGGACAGGTCATCCAAACTTTTGGTTTAAATTCATTCATTCTTGTCCCCTTGCTAGGATAGTGTCTCGGTTGTCAATACACGCCGCCCATGCTGACTGCGTTGTTGCATTTTGTTCAAGCCCCGCATACACATCAGCGTGTTTTTTGCAAACTTCAGCACACGCCTCACGCTCGGTTTTAATTGCACTGTTAACTAACCGCAAAACTTCTTCATCGCAATCCATCAAGCGTTTAAACGCAACAAGGTTAAGTTGCTCTTTATGAAATAATATGTTGTATTCTTCATTTGTCATCGCTAATCTCCTGAATGAATATCCACGCAAGTGCGCAAGCAAATATAAAAACTGCAATTACTGCACCAAATGCTAGTGCCCATATCAATGCATCAGTCATTCCAATACTCCTCAATCCAATGGTCATACATTACATAGCAAAATAAATAGTGCCATGATAAATTTTGAACTGTTTTTATATTCATCTCAGCAAATCTTTTAGCCAAGAATAAACATAAATCCCGTGATGGCGGTTTCTTATGAACTTGTTTAGTCATACTCATAAAGTTATACATCAGCACTCTCCGTAGTTTTTACCCATGCCTGACTCGCAGTTCAAAGGTAGGGCCTTCGCCCAATCAGGTCTCCAACGCATACATGTTTCTACGTATGCTCTAGCTTCATCAGCCTTTTCTTGTGGTGCAATGCAAGCCACCGCATCGTGCACAGTTAGCACCACTTTGTACTTCTTTGCAATCATCAACATCTGTTCAGCAATAACACATCGCGCAACTGCTTGGCATATGTTCTCTACAACCTTACCGCCGTAGATTTTGACCATACCTTTGCGTGTTTTGTATTGGTACTGTTCTCTACCTTCAGCATCAAATATC